ATTATCTCATAAGCAAGATGCCCACCTATGTAAGCTAACGCTGCCAAAGGTAAGCAAATTGCAAAGAAGTACAATATTTTTATTACTTTAATGATACGGCTACACTTGTTGTGCTACTCTTAGCAGGTGGGTAAACCTTTGTAACCTCGCCCGTAACTCCGTTAATAATATCAAGTCCTTGATGCGGAACTTTCTTTAAGAAATCTTCCATATCCTTTTTGGCTTTAGCTGCGCTATTGTACTCGCTTAATATCTCATCGTATGCAGGACTTTCACATTTGCTAAAGTCATACTTAACCCCTACTTCTCTAATGTTAAACTTTGCGCTCATATACTCAAAGTCCTTACCATTAAGAACGGCTGCTTGTAATACGGCATCTTTGTAGTCCTTGTTTGCCTTTAGGGTTTCAAGCATATCCTCTAAGGCTTTAACCTGGAGGTGTGTTTTTAACGGATCAAGTTCCCCTGCGTTTAAACGTTCAATTAATTGGTGGGTAAACTCCACCCTTTGTTCTTTTGTTGTTTCGAAGATTTGTTGTAGTTCCATTTGTTTAGTTTTGGTTAAAATATTCTGGATAGTCAAGTAATTTAAATTTACCCGTTTGTTTTAATTTGTTTAATTTTCTCCATAAATACATATAAGATATTTTACAATCTTTACTCAATTTGCTTATATTTTTATTGTGATTATAGTAAGCTTTTAAAAGTTCTATTTCAAACCAATGCATACTATTAATCAATTTTTTTATATCTGCATTCATATCGTTTCGGGTTTGTAGTTATCAATATCAAAAAAGCCAATTTCTGACTTATGTTCTGGTTTCCTTAATCTACGCTTTGCAGGTTCGTAACCCTTCTCGTTGCAGTAGGTAAGTATTTCCAAATAGGTCGCATCTATGTTATTCATCATTATACTAATAGGCTCACTTGCGTAATATTTGTCTATGTAATCTTTTGTGCTTTGGGTCATAGTTTTTAATTGTGTAGTCAAATAATGCTGCCATTACAAAACCTGTTGCAATTAGCAGAAGGCAAATAGCGTATATCATTTTGAGTATATATCTTGTAATTGTCCTATAAGGTAACAAGCTACTAAAAATACGGCTAAAAGTTGTGCGGTTTCTTTTTTCATTGTGTTTGTGTTTTGATTAAATAATAACCAAATATACAAGTTTTACACAATCCACCAAATTTATTTTTGTAACCTTGTTGCAATTATAGGAAGGCATACCTACCCGTGCCACGTTTAAGGCTGAAGTTCTGCCAAGCCAATGCCAAAGCCATTACGGCATCATCGTGAAAGCCTGAAGGTGCGGAGTACTTTACCCCCGTTGCCGTATACATATACTCAAATACTTCTAACTCCTGGCTAATTATCCCTTCAGGATAGCCTATTTTACCTTGATGTATTGCAGCCTGTAAGCCTTCCATAAGTTGTTGCTTACTTGAACTTGTGAACTTTAAGCCTTGTATCATTACCCCTTCTCTTTGCAGGTCTTCGAGTATCGGGTCGCCAACCCCCGTAGAATCGACAAGGATAGGGCATTTAGGCAGCCTAAGGATTGTTTGCTTGGTATTATGCCAATCCATTTGAAAGCGGTCAAAATAAGCCACATTCCCGTCTTCGTCTAAGCCTACGATAACTGTCCAATCGACCGACTTCGCAAGGTCAATACCATAAGCTACTACCGGCATTGTTGTTACTGGGTGTAAGCACTTGCGAATATGTTGGCTACCAAATGGGTTTGCTGCGTTCTCCGCAGGGTTTGCCATATACTCTTGCTCAAACACAACCTCTGGCAGTTGCTTCCTTGCATCGTCTATCTCATTCGGGTCTATGTAAGGGTTATCGTATGTAGTGAATTTAAAGCTTTGCCAATCGGGTTCGGCTTTGCTAAACAAACTAAAGAAGTAGTTTTTACCTTTAGGGGTGCTTAAGAATATAGCCTTACCCTTATAGTCAGTTAAGGTAGGTCTTATTGAGTTAAGCCACCCATCTTCTAAGTTAGGTATAAAGGAAGCCTCGTCTACTATTACCAGGTTAAACTTTCGCCCTCTTAAGTTATCCAATCGTTCCCCTGTAAAGAATTCAACTTTGCCACCATTCGGGAAGCTAATATTTAAGTCCGATTTGTTATTAGGGAATGGAAGGCTATTGCATAACTTCTCAAAAAATACCTTAGCCAATTTATAGGTAGGGGTTATGTAAGCAACCTGACCGCCTTTGATTGCGGTTGTAATACATTTGATCTGGCTTAGTTCCGATTTGCCGAACCTTCTCCCACACATAACAACTATGTACCTGGCTTCGCAGTCAAGTATCTTCTTTTGATTTATATGTCCGTTCGGTAGTTCTATCCGCATTAAAGAATTGTCTTGCCGTCTACAAATACTATCTCTATTCTGTTATCTGTTTGTATGTCCATCTGTTCTTTTGGCTTACCATATACACGGGTAAGCAAAGTTTCTAAACTATAAAGGCTGCCCTTCTCCAAGCTCTTCCGCATAGCTGCTGCTATTGTCTTTTCAAGTATTGTTGCCTTCGGGTTATCCCATACTGTTTTAAGTTCCTCTAAGTCCATTGACATCATAGCTTGTATGGTGTCGTTTATCTCCGCAAGTTTATATCCCTGCTCTTTAAGTAGGCTTACATACTTACGAGGTCTGCCGTTTGGGTTCAATGTTTCCCCCTTCTGCATTTTGTATGGCTCTATATTTTGTGGATTAGGCATCGCTGTAATTTCGCTGTTTTTAAATTGGTTCTCCGTTCTTTTTAATAACTAATGTTGGGTCAAGTTTACGCATCCTATCTACTATCACTTGGCAATATTTAGGGTCAAGTTCTGTACCGTAGCACTTCCTTTTTAATTGGTGTGCAGCTACCATTGTAGAACCAGAACCTGTAAATGGTTCAAATATTAATGAATTTTCAATTGAACTATTTTTTATTGCCTTTTCACATAATTCAATAGGTTTCATCGTAGGATGTTCTTCACTTCTTGATGGTCTATCGATATTCCATACAGTGTCTTGTTTATTATCTCCTTGCCATACTCTTTCTTTACCTTGTTTCCAACCATATATTATAGGTTCGTGCTTCCACTTATAGTCCTTATTCATTGAAAATGTACTATTGTTTTTAACCCAAACTATAATACTTGAATATTTAAAACCAGCATCAACAAAAGCTAAAATAAAATTTGCTCTTTCTAATTCACTATGTGCAACATAAATAGGACTACCATCATTCATAAATAAAAAGCAATTAGTATAAACATCGTAAAGAAATTTATAAAAGTCATTTATTTTATCATTTGCAATAGCATCTCTTTTTTTGCTACCACCTTCATAAGCCACATTGTAAGGTGGGTCTGTAAATACCATATCAGCCTTCTGCCCGTTCATTAGCTTTGCCACTTGGTCGCTATCCGTACTATCCCCACAAAGCAATCGGTGTTCCCCTATCTCAAATAAATCTCCTAATACTATATCCGTTTCTATTCCCCCGTCTGGAACTGCAAAATCATCTTCCTCGGCTTCTATAACTTCGGCATCAAAACCTGGTATATCTAATCCCCAATCAATTAGCTGCTCACTATCCCAATTATTTGCAAGGTCGTTCCAATCCCATTCGCCATAGCCTACGTTGTCTTTAACTATAAATTCCTTTTGCTGCTGCTCGGTTAATTCACTTGCTTTAATAATCGGTATCTCTTTAAGTCCTGCTTCCTTACAAGCCTTTAATCTCATATTGCCACCAAGCACAACCATATCATCATTTACTACAATAGGTCTAAGGTTTAGCATTTGTGGGAACTCGTTAATTGACTTTACGAGCTTTGCAAACTTATCGTCTTTAATTATCCTGGGGTTGTTAGGGTTTGCTTTAACTGTGTTGATTGGTACGTTTTGTATCATAGTATTCCGTTAATTATATCGTTAGCTTCGTCTATTGCATCTTCTTGGTCTAAGTATGTGTCTACGTCTGCTATATGCTTGTTAATTAGGGTTTCTGCCATTGCATAGGTGTAGTGTCCTATCGTGGTCATATCGTCTCCGTTTTTACCTGTCTTACATACTGCAAGGAAGTAAGCTTTGTGGGTTAGGAGAAGCCATATAGCGTTTAGTTTTCTCATCTACCCTGCCCTTTGTATGCTTTGGGTCTTGGATTATGTTTATTATAGGACTTCTTTGCAGAGCCTCGCTTCCTTTTGCCAAATGAAATTTTGTTTTTATTTTCGTTACCCTTTGCCATAATTTTTTTCGTGTATGTCTTTTAGAAACTCTTTATATTGTTTTTTGTCTCCGTATTCTATGTGGCATTTCCTACACAATCCCATTAGGTTTTCAATCGTGTCTTTGTCTTTACTGCCACCCATACCCCTCGCCTCAATATGATGTATGTCTACCGCTTGTGAGCCACACACTTCGCAAGGAATGAAGTCCGTTTTTTTATACCCCATTCCCTGCAAATAAATTTGTGTGTGTTTCTGCATA